TTACTTCTTCAGGACAAAAGCACTCTTCGGCTGACCGCAGAGCGGGCAGACATAGGAATCGTCCTCGTCGTTGATGTCGCCGACATGCTCGTAGCCGCAGACTGGGCAGACATAGACTTTCTGGCCAGCCGTGTCAGGTGCCTTCGGCTGATACTTGTCGAGCATAGCCTGCAGGCGGACACCGTGGCCGCCTTCCTGACGAGCGAAGATTTCCATCTGGTCCGCTGCTTCATCAAAGCCAGCGGCGCGGACCTTGTCGGCCATTGCCTTGACCTGTGCCTCGCCGTTTTCCTCAGCCTTCTGCACGGCGCGGATGAGATCCCAGAAGTCGGTCGGGTACTTGCCGCTGAGCACTGCGTAGAAGCCAGCGTGAACAGCCTCTTCGTTGGCTGCGGTGATGAAGCCCTCTGCTACATCGTCAAGGCCCTGCTCGCGGGCCAGCTGTGCCAGCGCGTAATACATCATCGTGCCGTTTGCCTCAGCCTGCATCATGTTCTTCATCAGGCTCTCGAGTTCCGTTCCTTTTGCAATTCCGTTTAAGCTCATGCTTATTTCCTCCTAGATTTTTATCACACACAGTAACCGTTCATCGGTATGGCTTTATTATATTGTGCAAAATATATTTTGTCAAATAATGAATGACTTCATTTCTTCAAAAAGACAAAAATCGGCCGGATAGATCGATGAAATAGTACATGCCGTTACAGAAATCCAAAAATAATGATAGAAAATGCTTGACTTTGTTACACACTTTTGCTATAATATAGTCAAGCAAAAGGAAGAAAGTCATAAAGACATCGAGAAGGCTCGAATCGATAGGATGACTTCTTACCAGACGCTTGTAACGAAGCTCGAAAGACGGGCAAGTGATTTCTCCGAAGGAGGGGAGTCCGATGGGCCACTGAAGGTGCCATGCGGTAAACAGTAACATGGACAAACAAACAGAAAGCAAATAGCCGTTCAGTCGAAACAGATTGAACGGCTTTTGCTTTGCTTTTTTGAGGAGGAAATTTAAGCAACTGAAAGGATGCTCAAATATGAACAAAAGTGTAGCAATATGCTAAAGACTCAAAGAATCCATTGAGTTAGTTTGTGCTGACTTTACAGCAGTCGGAACGGCTGGAAATAAGCCAGAGGCGGTTGAAACAGTCCGTCTAACTACGGGATAGCACCCTGATGGCAGCCGTTGGACAGTGGTAAATGCGAGAACCAAGCAAGGTTGGCGAACCAATACGCAAAAACAAAATATTATGAAAGGAGAAAGCTACTAGATGTAATTGGCAGAATATCACAAACAAGATACTGTCAATATGTACCGATAGCTAGTTGGGAATTTACGCCTTTGGAGTATCACTCAAACGTTAGTAGCCTGTCTTTTGACGGCGAGGACGGATATGATGAACAAGGAACTACAAATCGTGAGATTGTAGCAAAACATCTTGGCATAGGCACATTTATCTATGTTTTAAGTAGCAGAGATGAGACATGGCAACGCGTAAGACTGTGCCGGAGGCTGATACGCCAAAGGCACCAACGTCGGACGCACCGGCAAAAGATAAGGCTGAGGACTTCAAGCAGCATTGCATTGACCTCGGCATCAAGATTTGTGACGACGTAATGCACGGCAATGCGGGTGACCGCTACAAAGCCGTCGATGCAGTCGTTGCACTCTACAGCGCAGTTAAATGAGCGCATTGCGCTTTTTTATTTATATTTTTCGAGCCGCCATCGACAAGGGCGTACTCGTCACCGCACGTTAACGGGAAGGAGTCATAGACATGGACAACAACGACGAAAAGATTGTAGTAGACGAAGCACAGGACGCAGCAGAAGAGCAGCAGGAGCAGAAGGAAGCGATTCCCGACGAACTGGCAGGGCTGTCTGAAGACACCGCCAGCGAGATCATGAAGAAAGCTGGGCAGGACGAGAGCACGGAGGATGAAGGAGAGGCACAGGACGAAGCGCCTGACGAGTCTCACGCTGAGCAGGACAGCGACAACAAACCTGTAGAAGAGGCAGCACCTCTCCCGAATACTAAGATTCCGTATGCTCGCTTCAAGCAGGAAGTGGACAAACGCAGACAGCTGGAAGAGCGGCTTGCCGCACTGGAAGCTCAGCAGAAGCAGGTAAAGCCAACTGGCAATGTCCAGCAGGAACAGCCTCAGGCACCAGCACAGGAGGTACAGCAGCCACCTGCCCCACAGCTCAGATTTACACCAGATGTGCAGAAAGCATTTGACGCTACCGTCGACAAGCAAGCCATGACTATGACGGGGTTGAGCAAAGATGACGTCGACGCCATGGAATACATGGACGACGACGACCCGCGTAAGACGCAGTATCAGACTGCAAGGAAGTATGCAGAAGTAGCTATCATGCAGCAGATTTATGCAGCACAGCAGGAGCAGCAGAGACGCGCTAAGGTATTCCTCGATAACCACAAGAAGAATATCGATGGTTACAATGCTTTTGCACAGCAGGAGATGCAGGAGCCGGACTTCGAGCAGACAAAGAACTACGCGACAAACGAGTTCTTCGAGAGCTTACCGGCATCCCAGCAGCCTGTCATTGCAGGTGCATACGCTCGTATCGAGCGACAGACTGCGAACGACGCGGACATCATGCTCATTCAGAACTATTTCAAGAGCGCAAAGGCGGCATACAGGAAGAAGAATCCTGCTCAGGCCGCCCGCAAGAACACGACGAAGCAAAAGATGAAGCAGGCAGTGAGTATGCCTCGCGCAGGACAGGTTGACGGTACGTCTGGCTACAGTGGCGCCGTCACGGGCGAGACGCTTGCAGAGATGATGCGGACTACACCGTGGGGCGATATCCCCGAGCAGTACCGTAGCATGATTCTCTCAACGGCGACGCCAGCAAAATAATCCTGCGTGGCCTCACGGCCCGAAAGGATGAACAGAAATGGCAAATACTACTATTACGATTGCGCCGGAGCTTGTACAGCAGGCATGGGCGAAAGATACGTGGAAGGCTGGTGTAGAGCAGACTTTCTTTGATAAGTTTACTGGCACCAGCGCAGATTCGATTGTGCAGGTGCGCACGGAGCTTCAGAAAGGAGACGGCGATACCATCAATATCCCGTTGCTGATGAAGCTCAAAGGGAAGGGCGTCACTGGCGATAATCAGCTGGAAGGCAACGAGGAAGCGCTGATTTACCGTAACTTCAAGGTTACAATTGACCAGCTCCGTCATGCCGTTCGCCTTCAGGGCAAAATGGATGAAAAGAAAACGCAGATCAATATGCGCAAAGACGCGAAGATGGCGTTGTCTTACTGGCTGGCTAACATCATCGACGGCCAGATTTTCAGTGCACTTTCGGCAAATCCAACGTCTGATCGCGTATGCTATGCAGGCGGTAAGACTTCGGAGAGCGCAATCACAGCAGATGATAAGTTCACGGCAGACCTCATCGGAAAGGCTAAACGAATCGCAATGGCCGATAAGAACACGATGATTCGACCCGTAAAAGTCGATGGTCACGACACCTATGTGCTTGTCATTGATCAGTACCAGGCACGCGACCTCATGAATGATGAGAAGTGGCTCAATGCGCAGCAGTATGCGAATGTTCGAGGAGAGAAGAACCCGATCTTCTCCGGCGCACTCGGCATGTACGATGGCGTCGTTGTCCATCAGAGCAACGATATCATTCGCGAAACAAAGGGCGCAACGGACACACTGACTTCCCATGCACTCTTCCTTGGTGCGCAGGCCGCAGTCATGGCCGTTGGCGACAATCCGACTTGGAATGAGGATGACTTTGATTACCACAATCAGATTGGCTTCGAGTTCGGCCGCATCTTCGGTATTGCAAAGCCACAGTTCAAGTTCGACGGAAAGAACCTGACGGACTTCGGTTGCGTCAATGTCATCACGTCGTCGGTAGCAGACTAAGATATGGATTCACGGGCAGGAGCAATTAGGCTTCTGCCTTTTTTGTTCGAAGGTGGTGAGACTGTGCTGACAGCAAGCAATATCATTGAAAAAGTGCGATGGAATGTCAACGATCAGCAGGAGACAGGGTTTTCAGATGAGATGCTGTTGGGGTTCATCAATGACGGCATCCGGCTCTTGCGCCGGACAATCATGGACACAAATCCAGATTTGCTCCAGGACTATGACTACGTCGGCACTCTGCCAGCTGGCGTGCCCCGCATTGCACTTGCAGATGCATCGTCCGTGACGGTGCGGCTCTCTCGCGTCATCGAGGTGCGTGTGGGCGGCAAGGAGGTTCCCCGTGAGGATAGACGGAGAATCAGTGACTTAAGCCGGGTGGGCAGACCAATCTGTTACTACGTCGTGGGCAACAGTACGCTCGGCTTCTATCCTGTGCCTGACGAAGATGTTGACATTGAGGTTGTCGGCATCAAGGACCAAGAGCTGCTGACAAGTATGGATGACAAGTCACCCTTCCCTAACGAGTTGGATGACTTCCTCGTCGAGTATGTCGGCATCCGTGCGAAGTTCACGGACGAGTTTGACCAGTCTCAGGAATCGCAGTTATTTGCACAAATCACGCAGCAGATTGAGGCGTATGCACTCAACATGCTTCCGGCTGGCGTTACGGTCAATGGCGTGTGGGACCAGCCAAGAATCCGCAGGGACTACGGAAGGACTGAGATTCTATGAGGATTTCAAGCGAACATGCAAACCAGCAGACAGTAAGATTCTCGGACTTCTCAGGTGGCTTGAATACGACGGACGCGCCGGAAAGTATCGCAGAAAACGAACTGTCACGTTCCATCAATGTTGAGATATACAACGGACAGCTCAAGACGGTAGCGGGCGACCGTGCCGTATACAAGTCGTCTGACATATCGTTCAACAACATCATCTACGATGCAATCGAGTCTAAGATGCTCCTCACGGATACAGACAGGAATGTCTACTTGCTTGAAGACGGAACGCTCACGAGTAAAGGGACGCTGACTGGAAAGTCGGAAGTCCAGTACGCAGCATGGGAAGACGGAGTCCTCATTGCTTCGGGCGGCAAGCTCCAGTATTATCATGGCGGCACGCTTGAGACGATTGCCAATGCACCAGATGTATGTCGCGGCGCATTCATCAAGCAGGGGCGCGTGTGGACATTCTACGACGATGTGCTGAAATGCTCCGCCGTAGGTGATGAGACAGCCTGGACAAATGACTCAAATGATTCTAGCTCTTCTCAGTGGCTGCAAGTCGGCTACAAGGATGGCGGCAAGATTGTCGGCGTCTGCTCATTGTCGTCGGATATCTTGATCTTCAAGGATAACCACCACGCTTATCATCTGGCTGGGGCTTTCCCAAACTGGACATTATCTGAGATAGGCAGGCAGATTGACTGCAAGAGCTATCACGCTTGCGTCGCACTCGGCAACAGCACGTTGACTCTTGGGCGGGCGAAGATGCAGGCTGTCAGTGTCACCGACGATTACGGCGACATGATGGCAAGAGATATCAGCCAGAAGATTTACCAGGATATCATAAGACTGCCAGCTGTGCGCCTGCGGTACCTGCCAAGCCTCAACCAGGTATGGTTGCTGGGTGGCACGAGGTCGTTTTTGTTTCTTGATGCAAACACGGGCGGGTGGTTTACGCGCAAATACAACGACTACGTAATGGATGCAGTAGAAGCAGACGGCTCCATATATTTCTTGAAGCATGGCGGCCTGTACGTACTTGACGCGTCTTTGCAGAGCGATGATGGCAATACTATGCTATGGCGTTTTAAGCCAAAGACGCTGGTGTCCGATAATAACTATCTGATAAAGCGTGTTCGTATTGATACGACGCCTTTTCATGTAAGCTATGCTAGTGAAGCGCTGTATGTAGGACGTGTAAGACTAAGCATTACGCAACCAGAGAGTGCAGAATGGATTTATGAGAATTCGGGGACCATATACAACAGTGAGCTAGGCGTACTCGCAACACAATCAAGGGCTTTGGAGACAAACTCGGAAGAGTTGTATCTTAGCCCAGAAGAACTTCTTGATAGTGAGTTACCTCTTGTCTTGCAAAGCACATACCGGTCGGAGACGAGATGTGTGGACCGCGAAAAAAGCATCCACACATCGGCCTACGGGAGTGGAGGCGTCACTGTATTCAATTCGATAGCTTTTGACATAGTAGAGGTGTAATGATGGCAAAACTAACTGAGAAAAACATACTGGACTATCGTCTAGGCGGCGATAAACTAAGCGACTTTGCTTTGAAATATATGGCTGAGATCCCGAGAATCTACCAGTTCTTGAATAACATCAGGACGCATGACTCGGTAGGCACGGAGCAGATTGAGCCGGAGCCGTATCAGATCAAGGTTGAAGATGATAAATTCTACGTCCGTAACAAAACCAATGACGCGTGGCTGTATCTTTTTGACGCTGCGAAAAACGGCGGTATGCGGTCTGACTCTTTTGGCAAGCAGTCGGCTGGCAGTATCTCTAGCCGCCCGCAGGTCGGCAATACGTCTGGTGATGTGTACTGGGACACGGACAACGGTCGTGTCTATATGTGGCAGTCTGATGCATGGCACCTTATCCTGAGTTTGCATATTGATGATCTCATCGGCCATGATGACGTGCTGACAAAATCCGATCTGTCTGTCCCCGAAACGGGAGCTTTGGCAACCGCGCCAAACAAGCTTGTGCCACTCAATGCCAACGGTGTCCTACCGGTCAATGTGTCGGGCAACGCGGGGCAGCTTGCAGGGGTGAATGTGCAGATCAACAAGCTGCAAGATGGACAGGTACTCACTTTCCGCACGGCGTCGAATGTGTGGCGCAATGAGGATAAAGGCGTCGTCGGCGCGGGCAAGGCGCTTGCCATCAAAGACGGCGATACGCTTCTGGCTGAATTCTCTGGTGATGAAGCGGTCGAATTTGATACGGAGCGCACCGCACATGAGAATAACGAAGATGCTCACGTCAAGGCGTTTGCGAAGCATAATACGTCAGCAGATGCTCACGCCAATATCTTCGAGAAGGTACAGAGCATCGCGGCGGCCCATATGTACAATTTCTACTATCGGAGCGGTCAATTCCATACGGATGCAGCTACGCGTACTGCGCTGGTGTCTCCTGCGTATATCCTCGTCAATGTAGGCGGTAATGGCTATGAGTCAAAGGCAGCTATCACGCTGGATATCTCTAAGGATGCCGCGTGGGATACAGCTGCGCAGGAGTGGCAAGCTTCGCACGCTTATGCGGTCGGCGATGTGGTCTATCCTACATCCGGGCATACGACATACTATTACCGATGCATAACGGCAGGTACAAGCTCTACACTCACGCCGTCTTTCCCGACTACGCTCGGCAGCACGTACAACGATGGCAATGTTGTTTGGGAATGCCAGCTTGACTACACGCAGGCTGTGAACCGTAAGGGCAAGGACTTCTATGTCTATGCCTGCGCCGACGGCGATGCGCTGAAGCTGGTTGTGTCGCCGAACAGTACTGTACCGACAAAGTACACAGCAGACAGCTCTCGCAAGATTGGCGGCTTCCATTGCCTGTGCGCGGACGTCGGTACGATCAGCGGCCATGCGTTATCGGGCTACGTCGCTGGCGATATCCTGCCTGCATCGGTCTGGGATTTGAAGTTCCGTGCCACATCCGAGAATGAGGGCATGGTATGGGACGGCAGTCAGTGGGTTGATATCTATCTTGATTCGTGGAATGGCTCAAGCCTCGTGTCCGCATATGGCGGCGTTGTAGCAGATGGTTACAGCACAAAGCCCTTTCACGGTGAGCTTTTCGTCGAGGAGTTTGCGAAGGTAAAGAAGCATCTGATTTCGCGCGACCAGTATGTCGCATTTGCGAAGGGCTCCAACGAGAAAACGAACATCAAGGGGTCGGCTGATGCGAATACGACGGGCGGCCATGTAGATACAGCAGGCAGGCGCATGATCTCAAATATCGGCTGCGAAGACTGCTGTGGCTGGATGTGGCAATGGACGTCTGATATAAGCGGCCACCCAAATGCGTCTATGAGCAACAGTGATATGCCAGGTAGTGGTGGGCAGACGTCCAGCTCCGAAGGTGATCACTGGCTTTATGGGTATGGCTGGCAAGACGATGGACGTAGTGTTGCAAACATCAATGTTGACGGCTCTACAAACGTCTACGGTCATTCTTATGGCGCGCTGTCCCGTGCTTTTGTCGGCGGTGGGTGGGGCGCCGGGTCGTCTTGCGGTTCGCGCTCGGTCCTTCTGGCTGACTTGTCGTCTCGCCGGGCTGACGGCTGCGCGGGGCGGGGCGCGTCTGAGCCGAGGGCCGCTATCCTCTAGTCGCGTGGCCCGGCGGGACGCCGGGTCGCAGGTCGAGCGGCTTGATTTTTTGATTTTATTAATTTGTCTGTAATCGTCCATCTGGACTTTTTATAGAGGGCTTATGCACCGCCCGTGCTATTGTCGGCGGTAAGTGGGACGACAGGTCGTCTTGCGGTTCGCGCTCGGTCAATCTGAATAACTTGTCGTCTAACCGGAATGACGACAACGCGGGGCAGGGCACGTCTGATACGGGAGATAAAAAGCGTCTAGCCAAACATCCCTCGGCTGGGTGCATGAGCCTTGGCATAGCCAAAATACACAACGGGAGACGAGGCGGGCTAGTGTAGCCTTTGGCGAACGTCCGCCCCATTAAGGTGAAACTATGAAACGATATGGTGATTTCTTTACAAAGATAGTTGATATGGAAAATCTACATGAAGCCTACTACAAGGCATCTAAGGGAAAGCATTGGCAGCGGAATGTCCGAACGTATGATACGGACTCGATACCGTGGCTGATGAAGCTGAAGGAATCGCTGGAGCAGGGGACATTCCATACCGCATCCTACACAACAAAGCAGATTTATGAGCCGAAAGAGCGGACCATTTATATCCTGCCGTTTTACCCGGACCGCATCGTGCATCATGCGGTCATGAACGTGCTGGAGCCAGTCTTTGACAAGCTCATGATCTACGACAGCTATTCATGCAGGAAGGGGAAAGGGCAGCACGCAGGAAGCAGACGTTGCATGGAGATGGTGCGGCACAATCGTTATTGTCTCAAATGCGATATCAGCAAGTTCTATCCATCTGTGAATCACGAGGTGCTGAAAAAGATATTGCGCCACAAACTCAAAGACAAAAGACTCCTGGCCTTGCTGGATGATGTGATTGACAGTACACACACGGACACGAATGTACCAATCGGCAACTACTTGTCACAGTGGTTCGGCAATCTCTACATGAATGAGCTGGATACCTACACCAAGCAGCATTGGCATATCCGCGACTACATACGGTACTGCGATGATTTCTGCTTCTTCTCGAATGACAAAGACGAGCTGCGGAAGATTCGCGCAGAGTTGCCCGGGTATCTTGCTGACACACTGAAATTGAAGCTCAGTAAATGCCAGCTTTTCCCGACAGCGCAGGGCGTGGACTTTCTTGGATATCGTCATTTTCCCCGATATATTCTTGTGCGCAAGAAGACGGCGACGCGCATCCGCAGGCACCTCCGCGAGGTGATGCATCTCCTGAAACAAGGCCGCATATCGCCGGAAACAGCAAAGGCGAAGGTGGCCAGCGCAAAGGGATGGGTACAGCACGCCAACGCGCATCATTACGCCGTTGCTAATCATATCGATGAGCTTTGGGAAGAGGTGAGCGGCTATGCATAGATTCAGCGATTTCGCCAAGGAAGAGAAAGGGATGGAAGGAGACAAGGTGAGCATCAGCGAGCTTTTCAACCAGACCATCGTCGTATTGGCTTATCGGAAATTCGAGTCGCGGGCCGTCAAAGGAAAGACCTGCGTCGAAATCCAATTCAGGCTGGATGATAAGATTGGCGTCACCTTTACCAACAGTTCCGTCCTCGAACGACAGCTAGACACATTCAAGGACATGATGCCTTTTGAGGCGTCCATCAAGAAAATCCATAACTACTACACATTCACGTGAGGAGGCACAAGCATGGTAGGATATCCGCATACACTGAACACGAAGGAAGACTATCTTTTTGTGAAAGCCAATTTTCCGAAAGAGAAATGGCAGGGGGACTTCCAGGACTTGCTCGACAGCATGTACCAGTGGTATAACGTTGGCGCGATTGCCGACGAGTCGGCGGGTGTGTCGGATGATACGCATAAGATTGTCATCGACGAAGACCGCAATACCGGTACGAAGACATATTACCAGTACGAGAAAAAGATGGACGAGCATTGCAAGCTCTTGCGCTTGGGCTTCACGGAAGCAGAAGTAAAGGCGGCACTGTCATGACGCGGACGTTTGAGGAATGGATTCGCATTTACGAGGATAAGACTCACAATCCATTCCGAAGGCACGAAGGCTTTTCGCTGATCTTCTTCCTGGAACGAGGCTTCTGCGAGGTTGCGTTTGAACCGAAGACGCAGATGGTCATGGCATATCAGCTATGCGGCGATGGCCGATTCTGGAAGCGTGTCATGGATTCAATGGCTATCGTCTCAGGCTATAGCCATTGCGGGGCTATCTGCATCCGACACATCAAGCCGTACATCCGCTTCTTTGGCTTTCGCGTCGTGAAGGAAGAACAAACAACTGACGGTGTGCCAATCTACTATTGCGAGAACGCAGATGGCGAGAAAGCTCGATGCGCACCGGCATGGAAAGATACGGACGGCTATGCATACTACGTGACTTGGGAGGTGAAAGCATGGCAGACAAACAGCCAGCACAATCGGACGGATTAAAATATGTACCACAGGAAATACGTGACCTCTTAAGCAACTACCAGAACAACCCAAACAGTTACTCTGACAGACAAGCTATCTTCACGAAGCTCTATGGCAATGGTGGCGATCAGAGGAAACTGGCCGAGGCGATGGCGGTGAACGGAAACGCTGAAGGGTACCAGGGCTTGGCAAATCAGCTCAAACTTGCCTATCAGCCGACAGGGGACTCGATGCGGCAAGCACTCGCACGCAATCTATCCGACAAGAAGAACAAGTCCGTTCCAAATCTCAACGCCGTCGAGAACGGCGATACATCACAGCGGCAATCGACACAACCAAACTCAGCATGGAACGCGGAGGGAATCTATGGAAATCTCCCACAGAATAGTGCTTTGTCGTTCCTCATGAAATAAGGAGGCAAGTAATGGGATTCCTTCACACAGGAAAAATCATCAGCCCCGACATGCGATCACTAGATGATCGCGTTTACCGCAGATATTTCCGGCACTGTCGTTTCAAGGGCGGCGGCAGTACGACGGTCAACAACACATCGACATACACACCGACAGAATACGAACTTCAGTTACAGAAAGCGCAAGCACAATATGCCAATGCTATATCGCCAAACAGCTTGTGGTTGAATGACACGGCCCGCAACATCTTGCAGAATTCTATCGGCGCAGTACAGGTTGACTTCAATGGTCTGAACAATGTGGCGCAGAGTCAAATCAATCAGGCACAGCAGGGCTACAACAACTTGGCACAGGGAAAACTACCTGAGGCTTACTTGCAGAACATGCAGGACGCTATCCAGAGCGGCGTACAGAACAGCTATGGTAAGTTGCTCAACCGGTCGGTGCAGAATGGCGTTCTGAATAGCTCGGTCACGTCACAGGGGCTCAATGATATCAGCAAGAATGTGTCTGATACAATGGCACAGAACTATAACAATAATATCAGCCAGCTCAGCAACATCTATGGCAATCAGATTAACAGCGCGACGAGCGGTATCACAACGGCGGCGGCAGCACAGGAGGCAGCACAGCAACCAGCGCTTAACCTCTGGAACGCATCGCTCGGACTTAATGGCAGCACGACAAGCGCACTTGCGGCGGCTGCTGGCAAAGGCACAACTACCTCTTCTAGCACGCAGCGGACGAGTGGCGGAGGCGGCTTGCTTTCCGGCCTGATGGGAGGTCTGCTGTAATGGATGCTCAGTTACTCGGATTCCCCGACCAGAGTGAGGAACTGTACAAGAAGCTTCTCGCGCAGCAGGGGAACAATACATTGCAGAATGGCCTGCTCGGGTCTGTACCTACGCAGAATGTTACACAGGTTCCTACGCAGGTACAGGCGTCAAACATCAATCTGCCGAACGCTAGCGGCGTCGCGCAGAGTATGGCATCCCTCGGCTCTCAGCAACAGGCGCAGGCAATGAGCGGCAAGAACGCACTCATGAACCAGCGCGATTCGCAGATGCAGTCAACAACGGCGCAGGCCACACAAGGGGCGCAGACCGCTCAAGCTCAACAGGCAGCCCAGCAACAGCAGCTTCTCAAGCTCGCCATGATGCTATTCAGCGGTGGTGGCTCGGGCGCAGGAACGTGAGGTGATAGGAATGGCAACAAATTACTTGAATGGAAATGCCGGATGGCAGATCAATAATGCCAGCGGCATGGCAGAACGGAACCAGAAGGACGCGACGACGTGGCAGAAGATGATTCAGATGCTTAACGCATCGCGCACGACAGACCCTAGCACAATGGTAGGCTTTGCGCTCGGCAAGCTCTTGCGTGGCAGCTATGACAGCATGATTAACAAAAAGAACCAGAAAGCCGCTGCCAATGCGCAGAACGAGAATTTCGGCGACGGCTATGGCGGCTACGGCGGTAGTACGGGCGCACCTCAGTATGTGCGCGTCGGCTTCGACCCGAACAACAGTATCAGCATTGGCACGACGCCAGATAGGAGTATTGCGTTCGGGCAGGAGACAAAGACGACGCCGACGAGCAAGTTGCAGGCGTATCAGGCCAGCGCACCTGGCATGGACTATGCTTCGGAGCAGTATCAGAAGGTGCTCAATAACGCGGCTAGTAATGCGCAGTTCCGTCAGGGGCTTCTCGGCGCGTTGCAGAAGTCTCAGCAGGATGACCCGCTCTATTACATCGACAAGCTCGGCAATCCGAACGCGACGTTCTTTTAAGGAGGTATGAGAATGGCTGGTGGGCTTTTCACGATCAACACAAATCCATACAGCCGCGACAAGGGGGCACGTCTCGTGCCCTTTTTGTCGCAAGTGCAGGAACCGACGCCGGACCAGCAGGCGGCCATTGCGGCAGGCTTGCAGACGGGACTCTTGGGCGGTACGGAGAAACAGGCACAGGCGGCGGCTGACGTAGCGCAGAACACGGTGAAACAGGTGCAGCAGTCTCAGCAGGCACAGCAGGACGACCCGGTAAAATGGGCGGCTCAGCAGAACCGTGACGAGCTTATCCAGCGTGCTCTCTCCATGCAGGACAACTCGCCGGACCAGATGCGGGAACGCGACGTGCTCTATCCTCTTCCCATTGGCAATGGCAGATGGGACTCTGGCAATATCTACAACCGCCCATTCGTCAAGAATGATGACGGCACGACAAGCACGATGGTCTCACAGGTGTTCACGGACGACAATGGCAACCACGTCATCATGAACGTTACGCCGGACGGTCAGGTCCTCTCGGACGAGGATGCGCAGAAGCGTTACTACGAAGTGGGAGATAATGGCGTCGCGACGTTCGATAATCTTGACGATGCACTCAAGTTCGACAATACGCTGCATCCGCGCGAGGTCCAGCGGCTCAAGTATCAGAATGATCCTGCCGCATTACAGCAGTACGCCTATGACTTGGAACGTGCCGATCATCCAGAATGGTTCGACCAGAGCGGCGCGTATATCGGCCAGCAGGCGCAACAGGCACAGCCTCAGACGGCTGCTGACGCAGTGACGCAGGCAACCTTGCAGGGGGCGGCAAAGGAACAGGCACAGGCGCAGCAGCAGTATTCTATCCCGTTGCAGAAGGGGACCCTTATTTCCGGCCTGCTCACGAATCCAACACCGACGATGGTCGATATCCCTGTCGCGCAGGCTCGACATGGTATCCCCATGCAGGGAGCACAGGGCATGGCACAGGGGCAGCGGCTCAGCGCGCTCGGGCGTGACCTCGCGAACCAGCTTATCCGTGCAAAGCAGATGTATGCTAAGGCTCAGAAAGCCGGGAGCCAACAAGGGATGGATGCGGCACATGCCGCCGCCCTCTCCATTCGCCAGAGTGCGGCGGCGGCTGGCATCGACCTCTCAGGTTTCGGCGCAGGCAACACACAGCAGGACGCGGCACAGAATTTGCAGGATGACTACTACCGTGGTATCCAGAACGCGCTGTATGGCAATCTTGATGTTACGTCGGATGACTACTACAACCGCATCTATCAGGGACTCCGACAGCGCGGCTACAACGAAGAAATCTCCCGCAACGAGGCGGCGCGCCGTGCTGGCATCTATCAAGCGCAGCGCATGTCTCAGCTGACGGACGCACTCTACCAGTACGGCCTCTCGCCACGCGGCAGTATCAACCAGATTGGCACGCGCCTGCTTGCGATGATGAGTGACGAGAACGCAAACAAGGCCAACTACTACGCGAACATGTTCGCCGGTCCGAAGCAGGACTATGCATTTGACCGCCAGCAGGACACGGCTTCGACACAGCAGGCGTACAAGGAAAAGAACATGGCGACGAAGCAGGGCTATGACTTACAGCAGATGCAGTACAAGACGCAACTGACAGAACACCTCAGAGAGATCGAGGGTAAGATCAAGATGGCTGAACAGTCGCATGAGTACGGTCTCAAGGCTCAGCTCGAAGCGGAGAAGGGACAGATCAAGGCAGCTCTTGCGAATATCAATGGCCGGTGGGGCGTTGCAAAAGCACAGGCTTCCGGTAAAGGCGGCAGTAATTCATCTTCCGGCGATAACCTCAACAGTAAAGAGGCTCTTCATGTTATCACGAAGCTCATTGCGGAGAACCATAGCCCGAGCTACATCTACACGTACATGATGGATTCGCCGGGTGCCAATGTGAGCGATACCGAATTCCAGTATTATTGGAACCTGCCATCGGTACAGCAGTATTTCCACGCGGTGCAGGGCGCGGATGCGGACCCGAGTTACAGCTACATTGACAGCAGTAACGAGAATGGATAAGGAGGCACACCTATGGGGCTGAATGGAAAACAGCTTTTAGAAAACTTCAAAGAGGATGAGGCGTATGGCAATACGACATACACGCCGCCAGCTGATGATGATAGCGGCACACAAACTGGCCTGCTTGATGGTCTGCTTGGAAAGGTAGGCGCTGCGGCTGACTGGGTTAACAACAACATCGAATATGTTGAAAAATCTCCTGTTGGTCAATGGGTAGGCAACAATGTTGAATGGTTAGAGAGTACACCGGTCGCTCAGGCTCTTGCGCCGTCCAACTCTGTGATCAAGAATCTGCCAGCACTCTTAGGTTTAGCAATCAATGCATCTGTGACACCAAAGGATGATGACACTTTTGGTGGTAGTGCGTATAATGCACTCGCTAACGGCGAAGCAAACGTTATTGGTACAGTTGCTGACTTTTTGCATCAGGATGATTTAGCAGCTTCTATGCGTGCTTTGGCCGATAAGACGCAGGATGACACGCCTGTGGCCCCCGGCTTAGACTGGAATTATATTACCAGCCCGCACGGCCTTACACGTTCTACCTTCAATGCGGTTGGTTCCATGATTCCAACACTCCCATCTGTTTTTCTTGCACCAGAAAGTCTTGTTGCGGCTGCTGGACGTATCAGTCCTTGGCTTGCAAATGGTGCCCGCTTTGGTATGACTGCTATCCCAGAGGCTATGTCTGAGGGCGGCCAGACTCGCCGCGAAGCAATCGAAGACGGTCTAGATCATCCTGACCTTCGTGCAATCGGAACGGCAGCGAAGAATTTGCCTCTTCTTGCTGTCAGCAATACTATCGAAGGCGCTGTGTTAGGTGGCGGTCTTGGCAAGTCACTTGCAGGGAAAGCCGGTGAAAGCGTTCTAGCTCGCATGGCTAAAGCACCGCTCCGTGCAACACCTAGCGCTCTTGTTGAGGGCTTACAGAACGGCCTTGAGGAAGGTTTACAGCAGGGCATTCAGGACTCTTCTCTTGATAAAGAACATGGGTGGCTACCGTGGAATTGGAATGACGAACAGTGGCAGAATGCAGCGGAAGGATTTTGGGGAACGCTCCCCCTTGGCGCAATCGGCGGCGCACGCAAAGCGGTATTCCCTGGCAATGTATCTTCTGGCGGCAATACGGCGGCAGACTCACTTCTCGATCAGGCACAGGATGATATCGACAGCATCACTTCTCAGGCCGCTCAGCAGAGTGTTATACAGTTGGCGCAACAGGATATGGAGAATAATCCGTACACCGCTCCCACGGCCATGCAGGATACGCCCTACGAGGCTCCATCTGATACATCTGATACATCCTCGGGGTCTTCTTACGACGCTTCGGCGCTCGAAGGCGACCCGCAGTACACGGTATCTGGTGAAGTATCCAGCACGGATGTAACACCGCTCACAGACCAGAAGATGCGTCTGCTTGACGCTGCGTACTACAACAAATATGGCCAGCACCTTTTTGTTACGTCGATGAAGCGCAACGGCGATGGCGGCAGCTGGCACGACAGTGGGCAGGCTTTCGATACGGCTGACGACAACCTCGAAAACAACAAGGAAGCGCGAGATTGGCTCATCAGTGAGGGCGAAAAGCTTGGACTCACGCCGCTCGATGAGTACGAGCATCCTTCTGCTAACGCGACGGGTGGGCACATCCACTTCTCTGACCACGGCGAACCAATTCCTGACGGCATCCGTGTTGGTGAATCGGACTCCGATATGGATGATAGCGATATGGATGACAGCACGGGCGGTGTAGATTTGTCGAATCTGCCAGTCGGCGACATTGCCATGGCTATCGCACAGAACACAAACCTGCCGGTCAACTTCATATGGTCCCAGCTCTCACATGAGAGCGATGGCGGCAAAAGCAAGCTCGCCGTAGAAGATCACAATTACGGCGGCGTCAAAGGCACGGACGGCAACTATCTCCACTTTGATAACGATCAGCAGTTCATTGATTACATGTCGAAGTACTACCCGAAATACCGCGAGGATGGCATCTACGACGCGCAGACGGCAGACCAGTTCGCCGAAGCTCTTCAACATGGCGGCTACTTTACGGCAGACCTCGGTGAGTACGAGGGCGGAATGCATCGCTATCTTGAGCAGGCTGGCCTTTCTCAGGATGCTATGTCTGTCGGCAAAACTCGTCGATCGCGCGGCAGTAAAAGGAATAGTGGCGATAATAGCACGCCTGACCTCTCTGGCTCGTTCGAGATCAGCGCGGATGATCCTGCTATGGACAGCATGTTTGCATCGTTCGCGAAGGATTGGCAGAACATGTCCACGAACGCCAACGAGATCAATTTCTTCGGCGATATGTTCAATAGCCGTGACAAGTTTAAGGCTACGGAAGAAAACAAGCAGGCTATCCTCGACAACTATGGCGATGCGTTCCGCCAGTACGTGCAGGAGAATCAGCCGCAGACGGTACAGGCTGCTCAGACAGCGCAGGCACCGGCACAGCCGAAACAGGTGCCACAGCCGCAGCACATCGAGATGCAGACGCCGAACCTCGATAAAGCCAAGACTCAGCAGAATGCCCAGCAACCGACGCAGAGCGCACAGATGCCCACCGTACCGCAGGAATCACCGCGCAAGACCGTCAATAACCTTGCAACCGCGCGATTGAACAACATGCTCAGCGAGATTCCCGGCGACTCTTTCAAGAAGCTCGACCACATTCAGAAACTCGCTTACCTGATGACGGCGCGTTCCTATGCCAATGCCGTTGGCTCAGCTCAGGCCAACAACCATATCGACTCAATCATCAACAAAGTACGCCGTGCTGCTGGCTTCAATGGTGATGGCGTGACGGACGGCATGAATAATGCTCAGAAGAATGCTTTCTACCAGTCGTATACACAACAGGCATACGACGCCGCTCTCGATCTTCGCCGCAATGCTACGGACGATACGCCGACTAACTTGCAAAAACTGGACAATGCTATCCAGTTCTTGCAGCAAGAAGTAAAGAAGAATAGCGCACCGGCAAAAGCAGCTAAGACGAGTACGCCCGCACCGCGCACGGCTCAAACCGCGGCTCAAGCACCGAAGCAGACGGCCATCCTTACCTCTATCCCGGATAGCGCCATCGCGGCGGCGAAGCAGGCCGACGATGGATTCAGCGCGCCACTCAATATCTTCTCGGCAAATGAACAAAAGGCGTTCCGCAGCGCTGGCCTTGTCTACCGCGACTCCAACTATAACGGTACGGAGCGTGTCAAGACAGCACCACTCTTCGAAGAAGGAAATCGTCGCATGAATGGCGGCAAGGCCGAAACAAAGGTGAAGGCGCAGACGGCTGGCAAAGCTGACAAGTACAAGAAGGACGCTGAAAAAATCTATCTTCGCTTCAAGTCTGGAAAGTTTTCGACAGAGGATTCCATCAAACAGCTCAACAACCTCAAGAAGAAAGCGATGAGCGACAAAGCTATTTCCGATGAAGAGAGGGCAGACGTTATTACTGAAGCCGACAAGAATATCAATCGTATCAAACCACAGAAGGAGACGAAGGAACATGAGACTCAGAAGTACAGCAGTAAGACCGCCAAGACCACGCAGAGTGGCGAAGCCGAAGGATATCCGCATCAAGACGCCGAACCTGAAAAAGGCCGCACAGATGCAGAAGAAAGTGAAGTAAAAGCATCTTCCCATTTTGACACGAGCGACTTCAAGCACACGAAGACCGGCGAGATGATTCCTGCCGCGAAGATCAGCAGCAAGGTTGACGCGGATACCTACAAGGCCATCAACTCCATCGCGAAGAAGCACGGCGGCTACTACAACCGCTATGCAAAGCGGTTCCTCTTCAATAAAGGGGGTGCAGATGGTCGTGATGCGTTTGTTGAAGAAGCAGAGCGCAGCGTGTTCAATGGCGCGGATAGTGGCACGAAGGAAAGCAAAGCCCCGGTAAGTGCCGGAGTCAAGCGCTACAAGAACGCTATCGATAAAATCAAGAAGCAGTATGACGATGGGGAAATCGACATTGACGAATACGACAACCGTTTTTTTGCGCTCGGTGACAAGTGGCTGCGTGATGCGCATCTCACTGATGAAGATAAAAAAGAGGTTGCTGCCTACTCAGATAAGATTGATGCGGCTGTCGAAGCAGAAGAAACGAGACGCGAGAAAACACGCTATGACTTCATCAAGAAAGCCGCTAAGAGTTACGCTGCAGCAAAGCCGCAGGAGAAGGACGACTCCATCTTTGGCAGCGTCGAGGACGCGGACAAGGAAATGCTGGACGCTCTCGGGATCAGCGAGGACGATCTCACCGACGACGTACTGACGGCCCCTGATGGCATCAAGAATACGGCAGAAGAACGTGAGAGATTGGAGAAAGAACTTTCCGCAGAGCTGAACAAAATGTCAGCTATGCCGATGTTCAACCCGAAAATCTACACGCTCGGCCTGAAACTTGCGATGACCTACGTCAAGGATGGTATCAACACTGTCAAGAAGCTCGTTGCAAAACTCAACGCTACGTTCGGCGACAAGATTGGGCCGTGGGCGCCTGCGCTGGCGGAGACGGTTCGCACGTGGCCGAAGGGTGTTCCGTTCGACGAGAAGAAGGTCATGGCCATCTCGAAAGCTGTCGGCGCTCGCTATGAGAACGGCATCACGTCTCTTGATGGTATGCAGGCCGACATGAAGAAGCTTCTGAAAGGACAGCACGATTCTTTTGCCCCCATGATTGAAGCATCGTATAATGGTATCAGAAAGTTCTTTGAAGCACAGGAAGGAGAGAATGACCATGCTGATGACAGCACCAGTGGACTGGCTGAACGAGCTGGCAGAGGGTCCGATTCGGACGCAGTGGGGCCTGATGATGCAGGCGGAGAATCCGGCAGAGGAAGCGGACGAGGTGTACAAGAGACTGAAACCGAAGTACGGCCACAAGGTGGCGTTCGCGTTCGGAGTCGCAGCGCCGCTGCTGGCGGAGAGGCTGGCGATCGCGGAGTACAAGTTGAAGAATCCAGCGATCGAGCCGGTAGCGCCGGAAGTGCTCACGTATCCCGAAGCGTTAGCGATAGCTACGAGGGAAGTGTGGGACATGACGCTGACCGAACAGCAGCAAGTATTAGACTTACTGAAAACAGACGAGACAATGCAAGTCCTGCCGGAGCTCGTGCAAGAGCTGTAAAGCCGAACAAGTCCGGCAAACGTGGCGATCTGGGCAGCATCAAGAATGACCTGCCCATGCTCAAGCCGGAACAGCAGGAGGATGTTGAGTTCATAGAGACGCGCGTCAATGTCAACAACAAGCCAGGTGTCATGCTGACGAACGGCACGGGCACAGGCAAGACCTACAGCGGCCTCGGCTTTATCAAGCGTATGTATGACGCAGGCAAGAAGAATATCCTGATTGTCTCGCCTAATGAGAGCATCAACGATCAGTGGATTGAAGCAGCGAACAAGCACTTCGACCTCTCTATCGAGAAACTGAGCAGCACGAAGGACAGCGGCAAGGATGGGGGAATCTGCATCACGACGTATGCGAACCTGCAAGCAAACCGTGAGCTGGTCAACCGCAACTGGGATGCAGTCGTCTCCGATGAGTCTCACACGCTCATGCAGAACAAGGACGGTGAGGAAACGGGCTATTTATCCATGCTCCGCGCCCTCACGATGAACCCGCGCGGCGCCTACAAACGCTTCAAGCTCCAGCACCGCACAAAGGAAATACGCGCTCTTGAGAATCAGATTGAAGAGCTGGAGAAGAAAGCCAAAGCTATCTTGCGGCCATATGGCGACAAGAAGAAAATCTCGTCTGCCGACAAAGCGAAGGTTGACGCCTTGCAGAAGGAAATCGAAGGCCTCGATAAAGAGATGGAGGGCATCTTTATGAAGATGTCTCCGGGTACAGATAAGTTGATGCAGGACCTTAAGGCGGCCTATCCAGAAGAGAAGCGCCCGAAAGTCCTGTTTCTCTCGGCTACGCCGTTCTCTCATGACAAGGACATCGACTATGCAGAGGGCTACCTGTTCCACTACGACGAAGATACGGGGCGCTATGGTGGCTACAACGTCGGCACACCGTCCGACCAATTCATGGTCAAGCACTTCGGTTATCGGATGCGCACGGGCAAGCTGACGCGTCCGGACGCAGAGGTGGATAGCCGCGCCATGGAAGTCCAGTTCCACGACGATCTCGTCAACTCCGGCGCGATGCATGGCCGTCAGATTGATGTCGACAAAGATTACGATCGCGGCTTCATTCTCGTGGATGGCGGTATCGGCCACAAGATTGATGAGGGGTTCAAATTCCTCTCGGACAATCACGCGGCCTATGGCGAGCTCTATCGAGTGCTCTCGAAGCAGTTCAACAAGTCCCAGCAGAAATACCTCATCGAGTCCATCAAGGCGCGTGAGGTCATCCCTCTCATTCAGGAGTATGTCAAGAAAGGCAAGAAGGTCGTCCTCTTCCACCAGTCGATGGTGGAACATAAGAACATCCACCCGTTCCAGCTGAAACCGTCGGCTGACCTTGCTGAGAACAATGAGGTGTGGGCACAGTGGAAGGCATTCAAGTCAGCACGGCCTGACCTCGTCAATCTCTCGCTCGGCAACATCCCCGCACCGATGGAGACACTGCGCAAGGAGCTCAGTGGTCACGCCGTGTTCATCAATGGCAGCGTGCCCAAGAAAGACCGTGCAAAGAATATCGAGCGGTTCAATGACGATGACAGCGGTGTGAATATCATTGTCTGCCAGCAGGACGCGGCAAACGCCGGTATCTCGCTGCATGACACGACAGGCACGCACCCGCGCGTGCTCATCAACATTGCCATGCCGGAGCGCCCTTCCTATGCGATGCAGATTGAGGGCCGTATCTACCGCGTCGGCAATGCATCGAACGCCGTGTTCCGTTACCTTTCAACGGGCACGGATATCGAGAAGAACATGTTTGCCAGCACGATTGGCGGGCGTGCGGCCTCGGTCGAGAATCTTGCCGTCGGCAATGCAGCTCGCGGCCTTCGCGAATCGTTCCGTGACCTGTATCAGGAAACGATGGATGGTTCGTGGAAACGTCGCCTGCCGGGCGCAGAAGGGGAAGGCACGGGCGGCAAGGAAATGGACTACGCTGTGACGGCGGACCTCTCAGAGTACGACCGCGCGAAGTCGTTCTACTTCGCTCATCAGAAACGCACATCGAAGACGAAGGCACAGGAAGGCAACGACTACTTCGCAACGCCTGAGCCTATCGGCTACAAGATGGTGGAATGGCTCGGACTCAAGTCCGGCGAAAAAGCGTTGGAGCCATCTGCCGGTCATGGCGCAATCTCGCGCTGGTTCCCGGAGACGACGGAGCGCACGATCGTAGAGCCGTCTGCACAGCTCGTCCCATTGGCGCAGATGAATACGCCGGGAGCAAAGGTGGTCCAAAGACGGTTCGAGGACTTCAATATCGTCAACAAGTTCGACGGCATCGCCATGAACCCGCCGTTTGGCACAGGCGGCAAGACGGCTATCGAGCACTTGCAGAAGGCGTTCAAGCAACTGCATGACGGCGGCCGCGTCCCCGCGATCATCCCGGAAGGCCCCGCCGCAGATAAGCGTTACGACAAGATGATGGATGAGATTTCTTCAGAGGTCGTCCCGATTGCGGATATCCATCTCCCTGCTGTGACATTCTCGCGAGCCGGTACGAAGGTCGGCACGCATATCGTCGTCCTCGACCGCTACACGAACAAGGAAGAATATCAGACTGCGCTTGATAATGTTGGAACATATGAGGATATTGACCTTCGCGACATCAACGATATCAACGCACTGTTTGACCGCATGGAGAACATGGTCATGCCGGAACGCTACGATGCTAGCAATGCTCGCAAGGCGGAACTTGCGCCGACTCCGGCCGTACAGCTGGACGAAGCGCGGGTAGAAGGTGTGCCGGGCGAAACGCCAAACTTCACGGCTGATGAGTATGAGCATACGAAGACGCACGAAATCAAGTTCCGCGCCCACCCAAAATCGTACCTCGGCGACAACTACAGACCTATCCAGAAACTTGCAAAGGCGCATGGCGGCTATTACAGCCGCTATGCCGATAACAGTTTCCTCTTTAAGAACGAGGAGGACCGCGATGCTTTTGTAAAGCAGGCGGATGAACTGCTCGGGGAGAAGGGGGAGCGCTATAGTGCGGAGGAGCAGCAGGAGGAGCAGGCCCAGGCGCTTGACGAGCTCAAGCAGGAGGTCCGGGATGCGCTTCCCAGCGCACGGGATATCCGGGACGATGGAAACCGTCTTTCCTTTACCATGCCGAATGGGGCAAAGGTGGAGGTGCAGCTCTCCCCGTCTATCGAAGTCAGTGACACGGAAGCCGGAAGGGCGCGTGCGGCACATGGTATCAAGCCTAGTGCCCGCATCAAGATCAACGGCCGGGAGCGTACCATCGGTATGACGGCCCTTGTCGAACTTTCGCAGCTCGGCAGGAAGGGTTCGGCTTACCACGAGGCTTTCCATGCCGTCTATGACCTGTGCCTGACGGAGAAGGAAAAAGCGGCGCTGCACCGGGCATTCGATAAGGAAGCCAAAGCGCAGGGCCGCGATGTGTACGAGGTCATGGCTGACAAGTACCGTGACTGGATGATTGCGAAGCAGAAAGGCCGGCATACGCTGTACGGCAAACTCTGGCAGAAGGTTAAGGACGCGGCGGCTAAACTTGCGCGCGTCGTGCGTGGTGCTGACAGCGCCAGCGATGTGTTCCGCAAAGTGGCAAGTGGCGAAGCGTGGGAACGTCCTCTCAACGAAGGGAGTAGTGATAATCGCTACCTTGTTACGAATGAGGAAGTGCGGCCAGATACAGAAGTACCAATCGTTGATGTAACGAATGAGAAAAAAATCAATGTGAACAGTAATAAAGCAGCTGCCGATATTGCAAAATCTTTACAAGGAGTAACGTTCCGTATTATTGCTTCAAATGGTGTCGGGAAGATTGAAACGCTAAAAGAGGGCAAGCACTTTGTTCATGGTTCTAACAATCTTGGACGATTCGATAAAACAAGAGCGAAAGCATTGTCTGTTTCGGAAAAGATACTAGACAACTGTGTTTACATTGAAAAACATCCTGATGCAAAGCACGGCACAAATCATAGATATATTGAACTGTTTGCAGCCGTGAAGGATGGCAGAAACATGGTTCGCTTCCGCGTGGTAGCCAGAGAAGGCGACGCTGGCAGTGGAGAGTTCAAGATTGGCCAGGTAAGATTCTATGACATAATAAAAGATGGAAAACTTCCCATGTACGACACAAATGGCCGTAATTCAATAATGGGAAGTTCTCCATCTACCCTCACTGTAGCAGAACTCCTTAAGAGTGTCAAGGATAGAAACGGTCATCTCTACGTGAATAAAGATGGATCATTGAACTACGATGCGCGTATCTTCCGTAACAGCGAGGAACAGGCGAATATCAGGACTTCCATCGAAGATTCTGAAACGCGTTATTCAGCCGAAGAGGAGAAGGAAAAGAAAGGTGCACAGTCTTTCATTAAGGCCGCCGCCTCCAAGCTCGGCAAACGCATGGGCGTCAAGTCGGATAAGATCATCGCGGAGGAAGCAAAAGCGAAAGAGGGTATTGGCATCCTTGATTACCTGATTGCCTCTCCGTCTCGTGTTGCTACTCGCGTCAAGTCTTTCCGCCAGTTCTACCGCATGGGTGTCCGTGCTATGGATGTGCTGACGGAGCGCCGGTCTTATTACCAGCGCAAGCTCGGCAAGGCTATGCAGCTCGTCAAGAGCAAGAACGACTATGAGGAACTGACGGATATCCTGCTCAGCGGCGATGCAGAGGGCAAAGAGTGGACAAAGGAAGAACTTATCCAGAGCGGCACGAAAGAGAATGTCGCCGAAGCTTACACGCGAATCCGCCGTCTGATGCGTCAGGCGTACAAGATGGTCAACGAAGCGCACAAGCATCCGAAGACTTACTCGAAGCGCTTGTCTGACAGCAAGATTGAAGAGCTGCGGCAGAATCCGTTCGTCAAGATCATGAAGATTCATGACGAGGAAGATGACGGTCGCCATCTTGTGACGTATCGAGAATTTGCCAACTATGAGCACACGCTCGAAGGCGTCACGAAGCAGGCTCTCGATGGGATGCGCGTTGACGAAGATATGCAGGTCCTCGAAGCGACAAAGCAAGCAGACGGTACCTACAAGGTGCGCGTCCGTGAAGGGCGCGGCGATGTGACGAACCGCAAGGGCTACATCCCGCACTTCTTCCATAACTACATGGTGGAAGTACGCGATGAAGACGGCAATTACGTGACGACGATCACTAGCGGCAGGACACAGCGCGAAGCTGTCAAGAAGGCCGAAGAATGGATGAAGGACAACGAGCTCGAAGATGGGCAGAAAATATACATCCATCCGAAAATCTTCGACTTCACGCGCTACGGGATGAGCGAGAAGGGTATTGTCCAGCTTGGTGATAAGGACTTCTATGCACTCATGAATCGTGTTGCCAAAGACAACGACATGAGCCTCGAAGAGGCTAAGGATCTCTTGCAGAATGTCCACCAGAAGAACCGTCATCGCTTCTTTGGCAACGTCCTGCATCGCAAGGGTGTCAGCGGGTTCGAGACGGATATGAATTATGTGTTGAGCCACTACTTCAATTCCGCATCGCGCTACTATGCAATGGAGACAGAGTTTAAGCCGCAGGCTATCAGTCTGTATGAACGCCTCTTCGGTGACTTCGCCAAAGACTCGAAGAGCTCGCTCGCGCAGTACGTGAAAGACTATATCAACGATGTGAATGGCACGCCTGCCGCTCTGGAACGCGGCTTCAATGAGGCGCTTATGCGCTCAAGGGCATACCGCTACTTTATTGTCTCGCACTATGGCGAGCGCGCTGTCTTGCAGTTGTCGGGCAATATTGCTGGCGCTACGACGTACATGTGCCTCGGCTATTTCAACGTATCGTCAGCCCTGCTGAACCTCACGCAGGTCATGAACAGCGCGGCCTACATCGGCGATGTGAGTGCGCTTGGCAAGTGCTTATCGAAAGGTATGCACCGCAAGTTCTCGATGCATGATCTCAAGATACTCAAAGAGACGAACGTCCTCAACGACATTGGCCTTGACAGCGGCAGTGGCTACGATGTGAACCGCATGAGTGCAAAGAATCTGCTCGGCAAAATCAACAAGGCAGGCATGTCCTTCTTCAAGGTTTCTGAGCAGACTGTCCGCATCGGCACGGTCCTCGCTGCTTATGAATCCGGCATCAAGCGCGGCATGTCGCATGAAGAAGCGATCGACTTCGCGAAAGAGGTCAACCAGAAGTCAAACTTTGACTACTCGGTAGCCGATGCGCCGAACATTTTCCGCCGTGGCAGCTTCCTTGCTCAGCTTGCACTCCAGTTCAAGAAGTACGGCATCAAAGAGCTGGAAGTTATGGCAGACATGCTTTCGCCGCGCACGAGCCGCAAACAGAAGCTTATCTTCTGGGGCACGTATCTTCTTGCCGCTGGCCTCTGCGGCCTACCTGCTCTCGATTGGCTCGATCCGCTGCTCGCGTGGGTAACCGGTACTAAGAGCCCGAAACTTGCTGTCCAGGCCGCTATCATGGAAGCGGCTGGCGGTACGCCAATGGGCAAATTCATCGGCCGTATGGCGATGTACGGCCTCCCTTCATCACTTGTTGGTGTTGACCTCTCAAGCCGCGTCGGCATGTCTGACGTCGTGCCGACAGAACTTAAGGGCTTCCTACCTCCGCTTGCGACAAAGATTCCGCAGTTCATGCAGGATATCTTCTCAGAAGCGAAAATCAACGCCGTTCGTGATTTCTCGCCTGCCATCTACAATCAGATTGCAGCGTGGGGGACGGGTAAGTCTTACGATAAGCGTGGCCGCATCAATGCAGAGTACAACACGTTCTACGACAAGCTACTTCGCTCTATCGGGTTCAAGAGTACGGACGAGCGCGTGGACAGCGATATTCGCCGCATTACATCAGTACGTCGCAGTGAACTCAACGCTGAGAAGCAGAAAGCCGTCGATGCTTACATCGCACATCCAACGCCACAGAACATGCAGAAGCTCAAGGACCTCGGCATCAAGGACTCGACGGTCAAGAAGGAACGTGAGCGCAAGAATGAAGATAGCTACAACCGCACGAAGGGCGGCATGACAAAGAAAGAAGCACAGGAGAACCAGCAGCTTCTCAATTTCAAATAATGAGCCAAGAGCAATTTGCAAATTTTGCACATTGCTCTTTTTCTATAATGGAGGTAAGCATGAATAAAGACCCGCCGGACATACCGGCCGCATATCTTATCTACTATACGAGGTATAAACATGACAGTAAATGATGCAGCTATGATCGTCTCGATCACGGCGACATGCGGAGGCATCTTCTATAAAGTCTGCCTCTCTCCACTGGAGAGGAGCATTGATAAATTGTCACGGCTCATCGACGAGCAATCCGACATGATTTCTAATGACCGCGTGAAGATTGCGGAAGTCGAGTCATCTTGCAGCTCGGCACACCATCGCATCGACCGCCTTGACCGTATCGTTGACGAATGGAAGGGGGATAGGCGATGAAAGATAAGATTGTACGCTTCTCACGGTGGGCGCAGAAGAATTGGCTCGCCCTTGTGATCTTCTTGTCCGTACTCATGATGCTCTTCCTGTGCGCCGTGATGTTCTCGTGGCTCTATGGATACTGGAGCAATGCACTCAGAGGTACGCGTTTTGAGCTGGCGTCGTGCTGGACTGGCATTACGGTCGTTGGCACAGGCATCGCTGGCATTGTCGGTTTGGGGAAGGCCTGCTGGACAAAGTACGGAATGGACTCACGCTACAACAGCGAACAGGGCAAGCCCTACATCAGCAATGTTGCAAGCGCCGTGACTGGCGCGGAAAGGAAAGGTACAGTACGATGAGATACGGTATTGATGTTTCTGAGAATAACGGCTCGATTGACTGGGAGGACGTGCGCGAAAGCGGCTGTGATTTTGTCATTGTCCGTTCTTCCTACGGCCTGAATAGTCGCGACGAGAAATTCCTTGAACACGTCAACGGCGCTCATGCGGCCGGCTTGCAGTGCGGCGCGTATCATTACGGCTATGCACTGACGCCACAGGAAGCAGTGCAGGAAGCCGTGAACTGCCGCAACGCCATTGCGGATGCAGGCGTACTGTTGGAACTGCCAGTATTCTACGACATGGAAGATGCAGACGGCTACAAAGCACGTCACGGTTTCGACTTCTCGCGCGAGAACGCAACGGGTATCTGCCGTGAGTTCTTGAATCATATCCGCTTGGATTGCGGCATCTATGCGTCTAAGTCGTGGCTCGACGATCTCATCGACTGGCGTGACCTCGGCTGTGCAGTCTGGAACGCGCAGTGGATGAACGGCGAGAATCCGACTCCCGACACGAGCAACGATGACCTTGGCGGCATGATGTGGCAGTACACAGACAAGAAACTCATTACTGGCCACTTTTACGACGGCGATATCATTTACTGAGGTGATACGATATGGAGAAAGTGAAAGCGTGGGCACTCGCTCACCGCCGCATTATCGGTGGCGTAGTCCTCGGCGTGCTTCTCGCTGTCATTGCTGTGCTGCTTTTTCGTGGGTGTAAAACGGAGCCGCAAAAAGTGACCGTCGAGCCGCAGAGCGAAGCACAGACAGAAACGGGCGTCGAGAAAGCTGCCGACAAAGCGCAAGTACCTGTCAGCCGCCAGCAGGCGCAGGATGCAGCGCAGGAGATACGCTATATCTATCAGCATGACGATCCGCCGGAATACACCATCATCACGACAGGGGGAGACGTAGAGAAGCAGGCGCAGGCCGCGCAGGAGCGCGCTGGCGCTGACTTCTCGATTGTCGCGTCGGGCGATGGCGAGAAGGCTGACGTCGCATCAATTGGCAAAGACAAGCCGGTCGAGCTGAACCAGTACAATGTGCAGGCGTACAAAAGGGTGCTGCACACGGTCGAGGCGTCGCCGGACATCGAAGGCGGGCGCGGTATCGCCGAAGTCGGCTACAGCGTCTCGCGTAAGGTATCCCGTGACGGCAAGTATTTAGGTGTAGGAGCTTCCTACAATTTCGACAACGACAAAGCATATGTCAAGATGACATACACGTGGTAA